CCCTTCTTTCCTGAAGAGCCTTTGCGTCTAACTCTGCAAGTACAACTAGCGCACTCGAAATGTCTGTAACACCACGATTTTTTAACGTTGTGCCATCACTAAGTGTAAGGTTTTGAACAATCTCGGCTTGTTCTCTGGCTATCCTGTCACTTGTCTCGTCTGGTTTTTCTCCATCAAGAGGTGCCGTTGTAAAGTTATCTTGAATGTCTTTAATTGTTGTTCGTAGCTTTGAATATTCATCTTGAGCTAACTTGAGTTCAGCATCTAGTCTTGCTTCTTGTGCTTTAGATGCAGTCGCGCTTGCTTCAGCAGTTCTTCTTTCGGCGGCAGCTTTGCCCCTATTGAAATTAGCTTCATTGATTTTTGCCTCCATTGCTTCTGCTGGAGTCGTGATCCCATCAGCGTTGGCAAAGTTTCTAAAGTCTACAGGGTCAATACCAGCGGTAGCCATTCTAGCCATAGTCTGTAGGTTTTTATCGGCGGCATCGGATTCAGCTTGGCGTGACTTCAATGAATCTGTGGCTGATTTAAATATAATATTAGCTGCTGGGTGCTTACTTAATATCTTGGCATTCTTCATACCAAAGGCAGCTATGTCCCTTTGCTTTTGGAAATTATTCTTGTTGGGATCGTCGATAATATTGTTTAAAGATTTTGTGAGTTCTTCTGTTCGTTCACCAAAATCTATTTCTTCTTGTGCCTTGCGTTTCTTTTCTTCGAACTCAAGCAAACTACTTTGGTAAGCTAATTCAGAATTCCTTTCTCTCAGTAACTGAGAGCGTAACTTCATCATTTCCTCTAGCTGAGGCTGAAGTTCTTGGTTCTCGTACGCAGTGATGAAGCCGCTTTCCCTACTAGTCAGACCATAAGTATTCCTTAATGGCTTGATATCACGGTTAAAGAAATCGTCAGTTGCAACTGGAAATTGTGGTTCAGCCATGGCTTTATGCTATTTTGATTGGAGGGTTTCTAACTTCCATAGTTCTTATGGGCTGGCTCTTTCCATCAATAACCATATTGCCATCCCTGAAAACTGGCCCCATATTGCCTCCCCTGAAAACTGGCCCATCCTGTCCTCCTACGTTAACGTTTGGCATAAAGTTAGGGTTATTTTTCATACGATCCATAAGCATTTCTTGAAGGCGCATATTACTCTCTCTGGTTCTAGCAACTCGTGCTTCTGCTGCGTCTCTCGCAGCTAAGAACTGCGGCGTAGCTACAGCTGGTGCGTTGCTTTCTGGTGAACTAGCCCAATCAGCCGCCGCTTTATTTGCCGCAGCAATGAATCCTTTTTTCCTAAGCATCCTTGCTTTTCGTAAACCAGCGTTTCTTGAGTATAAAGACCTTCTTGAACCAGACCCCAAGGTTCTGTTAGGGTCTTGCATTCTTCTAAAGAAATCGTTGTAGCTTGATATTCTATCTTTGTCGCGCCTTTCTCTTATTTCTGCCGCTTTACCAGCAACAAATTTTCTCCTTTCCTCCATTATCTCCCTGTCCATTTCTTTTTTGCCGATGCCCATCTCAGTCATCCCAATCTCAGCTAAGTCATTAACGCCACCCTCTCCGTCGATGTTGTTAGCTTTGACTTGTTCTGTAATCCTTCTTCTTAAATCTTGCCGATCTGAGAGTTTCGATAGCCTTTCATTTTCTTCTACCGTCTTATTGGTAGCTTGGAATGAATCAGGGAAGTCAGACACTGTGAGACTTTGTGACTCCGGTTCAGCGGCAGCCGTGGTAGTTTCAGCGGCAGCCGTGGCTCGTGTGGGGTTGTTCTCATCAAAGGCCGCAATCATATCTGAAGTTTCGCCTGCCGCTATAAGCCTCTGACGCTCTTCTCTATTTTCACGCGCTGTTTCTTCGGAGATGGCAGGTTGCTCTGATACTCGCTCCCCCATAGGTGGAGTGTTATATTCGATGACATCACCACGATTTGGTTTTCCTGTGGGTACATCAGCAGCTTGACTAACTGCACCTCCTGTTACACCTGCCGTTCCAGCATCACCTGTCGGGCCAGTCACCCCCAGCCTCTGTTGCTTGTCCTCTTCCATCCTACCCTGAACTATTCTATTACGTTGTTCTACCTGTTCGGGAGTTCTAAGCTGATCTAATGGAGAACTACTCAAACCCCCCGATGGTTGCAGCTTTCCTGTTTGCAAACCCCCCGATGATTTAAGTGCCTTTGCTTTCTTTTTTTTAGGTTCAGCCATAAGTTAAATTATACAATTTGAATTAAAAAAAGTCAATCGACTAGGGTAGTATCAGCGTTTTGTAAAGCTCCACTTAATGTTTTTATAGATCGTGGAGGCTTATTGAAAGATACATCTCCTTCTTTTGGTGGGTCGACAGCTACTAAACCTAGTCTTTGACGAGCACAATCTAACGCTAAAAACGCTGCATCTGCAAGGTCTGGACTTTTACCAAAGCGAGCTTTGTATTCAGGTTTACTTTCAATTTTCATACGAAGGGTCGAACCCTTTACATGATCATAATTTCTTCCTGTTATTTCTTGCGCTAAATCTGAACTGACCCCAAAGATTTGACGAGTCCTCATCAACTCTTTACCAACAAACCAAAGTTCAGATACCCTATTAACGTAAAGTTCATGTCCTACAAGTTTGCTGTTGACGCTGACGCGCTTGTCACTTGCTTTACCTCCGAATGAAACCCTCATAAAACGGCCAGACCATTCACCTGCCAGAACGTCACAAAACGGAGCACCAGCTCCAGTAGCGTCCACACTTACATTTTCAGGTGGGACGTTATGCTTTGTGCATAAATCTTTGATTTGTTTTACAATTTGGTAAGTCCTTGGAATCGCCTTATTAGTTGCGTCATCGTTTAAATGAACGGCTTGTCCAAACTCTATAACATATTGACCACTGCTGTCATAACCACACTTAGCTAAAAAAGCGATACACCTATCGCCGCCATTCGTGAAGGCCGGATCAATACCGCAAAGGTTAATCGGAGTGCTCTGCCATTGAACAGAGTTCATAGCTTTACTATTTGCTATTTCGTTTTCTGTATAAATACCTGTGGTCTCATCACTATCAAAGAAAACAGCTCTGACCATTCGCATATAACCTCTGCTTTCAACTCCAAGTAATGCTTTGTCTTCGGCAAGTTTTTCTTCCGTGGGTAGCCATGGGTAAATAGTTTCTCCTGCTAGAATGTTGGGAGATCTCTCTCCATCTAAACGAACATATTTTCCTTTCCATTTAGTGTCCCACTCATCGGCAGTATTTGTGTCCACACTATCCCATCCGTCTTTAGGAGTTGACCAAACCCCAAATGCGTCGAAGCGGCTATTAGGGTTAGACATACCGATCATTTGAAATGAAGGGTTTTTACTCAAGTTTGTAAGACCTGCGTTAAGGATAGCTTCAGAAAGTTCTGAAAGCTCGTCGCCAATAAGGATCACGCGTTTTTGTTTAATACCAATGAATTTACCTACCGCTTCTTTGGTTTTACTTTTTTCCGCTGAGATCAATGAAAGCCCAGCTCGTTCTATAAGAATGTCTTTTTCGTTTACATAAGAAGCGTTGCCTATTGAATCCCTAATCTTGATCGGTGCATCATCAATAACGGATAGGAGAGACATCACACTGCCCCATATACGTTTACGAGCTTCGCGCAGTGTAGTGGAAGTCATAAGGACTAGAGTGTCTTGGGGTTGAGATAGCCAATTGATTATCCCCCACGCAGCCATTGTATGTGATTTCCCAGATGATGCACTTCCCCCAACAGCAAGATATTTATTGTTGATCGCAGCTCGTATCATCATCTCAGCCCACGGATGCTTAACCATTAACTTTTCTGGGAGATCTTCGCGGTTCCATAACTCATCACAAATTCTCCAGAAATAATATTCACGAGCAAGAGGTTCTTCATGTTTAGCAAAACCATAAAGAAGTGCTGTCAATAAGCTAGTTGGGGGAATAGAGAAACCGCCCACGTCCATCCTTTTTGTTTTAGGACAGATTTTAGGTTCTAGTAACTGCTTGCTCCTCTCTTCCTTTAAAGCCATATTTAAGTAACAATAAGTCTTTTAATATGAGTATCAATTCCAAAGAAGAAATACAAAAACGCGCAGTAGAAATGTATAAAGCAGACTGGAAAACTGCTGCTATTGCCAAAGAACTTGGTGTTCATGCTGGTACAGTAAGAAGATGGTTTAAAAAACGTGGCATTCCTGCCCGTAAAAACGGTGGAATTGAGTCTAAAATCGACACAACAGAGAAACATGTCGAAGAAGTGGACGAAAGTAAACTCACAAAAGAAGCTGCCATACTAGCCAAACATGATGCGCGTATGAAAGAAGAGGAAGAGATATTGCAAATTGCAGAAAGCCAAGCAAGTCCTGCCGATAAATATCAAAATTATATAGCTATGGCAGCGATTAGATTGGCTAGGGACAATATGAAAAACATAAGTGGCCCTAGAAATATTAAAGAGCTTTCTGAACTAGATCAACTTATCCGCAGGAATCTTGGTCTGAATTCTAAAAGTAGTGGGGGTGACGCCAACAAAATGCAAATTGATATTTCTATACTGAATAATAAAAGAGCCGATACGGGTAATGGAACAGTAATTGATATACAGTCAGATGATTAACAACTTTGAAAATTTTTCGTGGGAGTATAATCCAGAGGAAGATCCTTATGTAAAGCGGCAGATAACGCCAGAAAACACTAAGGCAGTTCGGTATGAAGAAATAATGTTCTTCAATCAACTACATGAAGCTCTTGTAGGAGTAGTTGAAAAACCAGATGGGCCGCCTATTGCGTGTTATGACAGCCTCAAGTCTCTTGCAATTCTGCAAGATGAACACGGTCTTGATGAAGATGATGCAAGAATGGCACTCAATCAATTGATGGATACTGACCTTGGCCCAACGGCTCCTTGTTTCCTAGATACAACAATACTTGAAAAATAATGAGCTTATTTAAAAACAAAGAACTCGTCCATAATCCAAGAGTTTTGATTCGTAGAACTGATACTGAAGATGTTTCCTTTACAGTGAAACAACTTGAAGGTGCTTTTTATAGAGTTAAACCAGAGAACATGAAGGAGATTTTGTTTTTACAAGGACTTAAAAAAAACATATTTTTATATAGTCCTGCTTCTGGGGACGGATTAATTGTTACCCTCAACTTGTTTTGATCGTAGGTATTGATAACGGATTGAACGGGGGCCTGTGTGCCATATCTAAAGCTAATGGTCTTGTCATAGATAAAATGGTGATGCCTACAAAGGTAGTATTAAAAAAGAAAGAGGTTGATACTCTAAAAATAAAAGAGTGGATCTTAGATTTAAATACTCCTTTTACAATCGCAATAGAAGAGCCACTCAAACACGCCAAAAGTTCACAAGCAGTCAGGTCGATGGCTTTAAGCTTTGGTAAGATTGTAGGTATGGCAGAAGCAAACAGGTATGACGTGCAAAGAGTTTCTGTGCATAAATGGCAAAAGCGTATGTTAGGTTTTGTGCCCAAAGGAAAATCAAAAGAAGTTGCACTCGAACGTGCGCAACAACTGGCCGAAGACGAGTGCTGGATTAAAAACAAAAGGTGCCGCAAACCCCATGACGGGATGATAGATGCGTTCTTGATTGCTCGCTATTTGTGGGAGGTCTAAAGAATTTGAAAAATTTCTTTGACCGTTCTACGCTCCTGTGATTACGTGAGCGAATGAATCAACCCGACCACTCTGAAAGAGGCCACGCAGAGTTTTCACCATCGTCACTAAAATACGTGGCAGGGTGCGCTGGATACAAAGGCAGAGATGGTTCTTCCGCAGCAGCAGAAATGGGGACAAGGATTCATGAGGCTCTTGAAATAGAAGATCCTAGTAACTTACAGAGTGAGGAAGAAGTAAGCATTTATCAGGAGATCATGAATGATCAGGCTGAGTATCTTATGAACTTCGATTCGTTGGAGCTTACCGAAACTCACTCAGAGATTATGTTAGACGTTGCACTAAACGGCACTTCAACATATGGAACCTGTGATTTCTTAAATGTGTATGAGGGCACAAAGGGGGTGTTGATCGATTATAAGACTGGCATAAGCAAGATCGACACCCCCGATAAAAACTGGCAATCTAAAGCTTACACTCTTGGATGCTTTCAAAAGTTTCCCAAACTTAAAACCATTGAGTTTGTCTTTTTTATTCCGCAAAGGAATGAAATCTTATCTCATACTTTTAAGAGAAGTGACGTTAAGCAACTTACTGAAGAGTTGTCCGAAGTAATTATCAAAGGTGAAAAAGTAAGACCTAAATGGGATACAGGAACACCTGATCTTTCAGAGCTTACCCCCACAGTAGATTGCAGATTTTGTAGGTATGAAGATGTGTGCCCAGCTTTAGGAGGGCTTGTTGTTGAAGTAGCGAAGAAAATAAATCCCCGTCTTCCTGATGTGGATATTGACTCCACTGAAGACCCCGAAGTTGTAGAACAACTCTGGGCTATTGCAAAAATAGTAACTAACTGGGCAGAAGGGTTTAAGAAAAGGGCGGTTGCTTTGGCAGAGGACGGCGTCGAACTCCCTACGCTACGCCTTAAAAAACTTGGGGTAAGGAAAAAAGTTACCGACCCCAGCACATTTATTTCTATTGCAGACAAATATGGTGTTGACACTGAAACAATCCTGAGCAATGTAAGCCTCCCTGTGAGCAAGATTGCTAAAGCCGTAGGAGACACTGCTGAAAAAGGAGGCAAACAAAAACTGTCTGCTGAGTTTTTAAGCGAATGTCAGGACGCAGGAATCATAGAAGAATCTCCCTCTCGACACACACTGTCGTGAGGAAACATAGAACCAAGAAACAAGAAACATGAGTAAAGAAAAAACTGAGCTTGCGAAAGCTCCCTCTACTGCCCTAACAACATCTGCAATTTCAGATACGTTAGATCAATCAGACATTGATATTCCAAGAGTCAATGTCGTTCAAAAGACCAGCGACATAACTGGCCCTGATGGAACTCCTGCTCCGTATGGGTCTCTTGTATTAGACAAGAGGATCATTCTTGCACAACCAGAGGAACCAATTCAAGTGGTTCCCCTTAGTGCTACTAAAGCATGGAGAGAAGATGTTCCGTTTGAATCGGATGACATCCCACGCATTGCAAATAATGTCGAAGAGAAGAACAAACTCAGCACGGACTCAGAATATCCTATTCTTGAGTTTGCTGAAATTACTCTTCTGTTCAAGGGTAGTGATGACGTTGAGTCGTTTCCTTTCCCCCTTGGTAAACACAATTATGCAATGGGCAGGATTAATGTTGCGAAAGATGCTTATCGTCAAACCTTCAAAAGGTTGGCGACATTTGCTGTGTTTAACAAGACAACGCCTATTCACAAACGTCTATGGAACTTTCAATCAACTGCTATCACCCGTGGTAAATACAGTTGGTTTGCGCCGTCCCTAACTATTACTAACGAAGAACCAAGTGATGAAGTCGTAGACTTTATCTCTGGTTATTTAGGATAATGGATGCGGTACAAACTCAAATGGAAGTCTTATCGGTTGAAATCGAAAGGCTTGGGGAAATAATCGAAAACATTGAAAAGGCCGTCGAAGCAAGCAAAGTTGATTTACAAGCCACAAAGATTATCAGAGATAGTCTTGTAACAGTGCTTGGCAGCTACTCCACCACAGCTCCTCTAGAACTGGGGTTGGATGTTGAAGAAACGGCACAAGAATAATTCCGACAAGGAATAGGTAATGCGGCGGCCTTGGCTTGGGCTGGTTAATTTCATTCACCTAGAGGTAACCGCATAAAAGCCTCTTCCCCCCACCCCGACTCCCCTTTTTAGGCAATCAAAGGGGGGTCGGGGTGAACCCTATATACCTATGGATAAAAATATTTATGCAGTAGATTTTGAAACCTACTATGACAAAGAGTGCAGCATTAAAACTCTAGGAACGTTAGGCTATTTTAGCCACCCACAATTTGATGCATACATGGTTTCCGTTGTAGGAAACGATGGAACTAGTTTCGTTGGGCACCCAAAAGATTTTAACTGGGATATCCTTACAGGAAATATTGTGCTTTCGCATAACGCTAGTTTTGATGAGACCCTGTATCTTTACGGAGTAGAACATGAATGGTGGGATTCATGTGACCCATTTGAGTGGCACTGCACAGCAGACCTAGCCGCTTATTGTAAGCTCCCAAGATCCTTGAAAGGATCAACGGCAGAATTGTTTGACTTAACCGTAGATAAAAGCACGAGGGATAACATGTCTGGCAAGAGGTGGGAGGAAATGACAAAAGAATTTAAAGATGAGGTCAGTGAGTATGCACTAAAAGACAGTGAACTGTGCCTTAAATTATGGGAGACATTGAGTGATAAGTGGCCTGAGTTCGAAAGGAACATAAGCAGCTTGAACAGAAAGATTGTTCAGGAAGGAATCCCCATCAACGAAGATCTTTTAAAGGAGCAACTAGAAACTATTAAAGTTAAGTTGTTTGAAGCAGAAGAAGTTATTCCGTGGCTGGGTGAAAAACCGTTACTTAGTCGTGCAGCATTCGATGAGCAATGCTTGCTGGTAGGGATTGAGCCTCCAGTAAGTTTAGCTGTGACTGATGAAGAGTCCCAGAAATGGGTAGAATATCATAGCAAAGAATTTGCGTGGATAAGTGCGGTGAAGGATTGGCGAAGGATTAACTCTCTCCAAAAGAAGTTGGAAAGTTTTGATTACGCAACGATGCCTAACGGCAGATATTACGGGGGATGCATGTATTTTGGAGCGCATACTGGGAGATTTTCTGGATCTGGGGGAAACTTAAACTTACAGAATTTACCAAGGGAGGAAATGTTTGGTGTAAACCTAAGGCATTTAATAGCTCCTAATTCTGACAAAAGATTAATCGCAGTTGATCTTTCTCAGATTGAAGTCAGGACACTTTGCTGGTTAGCTAAGGATTCCGAAATGCTTGAAGAGATACGTAACACAGATGATATCTATGAAGCTTTTGCCATAAGGTTTGGTATGTGGAATGAAGAAAAAGGATCAATAAAACAAGACCCCAAACTAAGGCACGCAGTAAAAGGAATGGTGTTGGGTTGCGGCTATGGGGCAGGAGCTGCTAGGTTTGCTTCTATGTCTGGTATTAGTGAAGACGAAGCTGGGAAAAGAGTTCGTAAATATCGGATGAAGATGAGGAGGGTTAAGAACCTTTGGGATAAATACACTAGTGATATCGAATGCTCCCACCAAGCTAAGTCTGAATTTACTGTGGATCTTCCTAGTGGTAGAGTTATCAACTATGGTCGGCTAAAAGCTTTAGCGGAAGGGGGAAGACTTCACTTTATAACCAAAATGCCTAAGCACGGTAAAAATATTACAGTCCGTCTTTGGGGAGGGCTTGTGGCAGAGAATGCCAGCCAAGCTTTAGCCAGAGATATTTTTTCTGATATGCTCCTGAGGGTAGATAAAGCAGGACATAGAATCATTATGCACGTTCATGACGAGATGGTAATTGAAGCGGATGAAGATAAAGCCAAACAAACACTAGAGGATGTTATCTCCATAATGTCCAAACCTCCTGAATGGATTCCCGATATCCCAGTAGATGCAGAAGGATCAATACTAACAAAATATGAAAAATGAAATACAGATACCTTAAAAATCTTAGAGCCAAAAAAATTACAGCTTGCGATGACATGTCGCAGATTGTTGCCCAGAGACCAGTCTTTAAATCAAAAGCATTATATAGAGAGTGGTGTGGTAAAACTGACACTGATCATTATTTCTTTAGTTTGGCAGAGGGCCTTAATAGTGGGGCGCGTATCGAAGGTGAGAATAAAGTAGTTAAGGTACATGGTGTTGCTGCTGATTACGATGCGCCCGTTGACTGGGCTAACGTCGATAATATTATCGCCGCTAAGTGTGTAGATTGTATGCCTTCATGGAGGGCGATGACATACAGCGGATACATTCGTGTCGTTTTTGAATTCGAAGAAGTATGTTCTGTGCCTCATTTTCTTTATCGTCCTTTTATGGGCGAACTCAAAAAGCTTATAAATTTTTCTAAGATATTTGCTGGGTACGATAAGAAGTCTGAAGAGCCATCACAGTATTTTGAGTTGGGAACCGAGTGGGTTGCGCTGAATGGAAAGGTTCCAGCGGCGGTTGTCCAGACTGCACTTATCAAAGCAGCTAAGAATAACCCTCCTGAATCTGCTGACACATCTATACCCATAGAAGAAGTCGCTGCTGAAGTTCAAAAGAAATTTCCAAATCGTTGGATAGGAGACTTTGAAGTGGGGTCAAGAGGCCCTTTGTTCTGGATTGATGATGGAATTGATAGGGAGGGGTGTCAGGTATTTGAAGATGGGATGATTGTCTATTCAGACAGAGACTATGGATGGAAGCCTTGGAGAGAAATATTTGGGCCTAGCTTTGTTAAAGGCTATGAGCAAAAGAAGATGGGGGGCTTACTTGATGAGTATTGGTTTAATGGCAGACAATTTTTTAAGCTGTTACATGGAGCAGCACAACCTATCCCTAGAGATCAGCTCGTCCTAGAACTTAGACAGCGTGGTTTTAAGAACTCTACAAAGAAAGGAGACAACATTTCTGAAGTGGAGAATGCTATATTAGTTATAAGCAACCAGAATAGAATAAATGAAATAGCTCCTGTTGTGTTTAGACGTAACGAAATAGTCGTTGATTTCAACGGCCTTAGGATACTTAACAGTTCTAACATCCAGCCTATATTACCTTCGGGTGATCCTGACCCCTCGAATTGGCCTTGGCTCGATATGTTCTTTGACCAGTTCTTTGTGGACTCAACTGAGGTGAGAACTAAGTATTACTTCTTTGCGTGGATGAAGCGATACCACGCTGGTGTTGTAAACAACAGGGAAGATCAAGGGCAAGCGTGTATTCTTGTAGGGCCAGCTAAGAAAGGTAAGACACTTGTATCAAATAAAATTATTGCCGCCGCAGTAGGAGGGTATGCAGATGCTAGTGACTACTTGTCTGGGGGAACAAAGTTTAACAAAGATTTGGGAAGAGCAGCTTGTTGGGTAATTGATGATACCGTTAGTGCTGCTTCATTTCAAGATCAGCGCAAAGCGACAGAGCTTATTAAGAGAGCTGTAGCTAATCCCCGTATTGAATTTATGGCTAAGTATGCAGACGCTGTAACTTTACCATGGGCAGGGAGAGTTGTTGTCAGCCTTAATGATGACGCGAATAGTATGAGCGTTATACCAACTCTTGATTCAAGCAATAAGGATAAGCTCATGGCATTTAAAGTTTCGAACACGCCTTTTAATTTCCCTGTCAAAGCAAAGCTAGAAAACATTATCGCTACTGAAATGCCCCATTTCCTTGCTTGGTTGGATCAATGGAACCCACCTGCCGAGATCCTAGATGATGACAGGTTTGGTGTAAAAAGCTTTATCGACAAGAGTATTGCTCATGCGGCCTACGACAACTCAAGTAGATCACAAGTAGCAGAGCTTGTTGATTTCTTTGCTAAAGCAGCTCGTGAAAACGATGTCGAAAGAGAATGGAGTGGGACATTGACTGAGTTCCAGCGAGCTTTACACACCTACAACAACGGCAGAACTTTAGGTTCCTCAAACAAAATTGAGTTCGTGCGGAATGGATTAGCACATATGGAAGATGGTGGTAAGTCCAACTTGAAACTTAGACCCATCAAGTCTGTTGGTAAGGGTGGTGGTAAGATATGGACTATCAATATAGAGGAGAAATATGATATCGACTTTACAGAGAATTCGAAGGACGCAATGCTCCAATAGGTAAGTGATACCCATCTACTTTATAGGTGAATCCGTAATCATCGGGTTCACCTTTTTTCTTGTAGAGTCCTGATTTCTGAATCTTGAGTCCTGTAGCCCAACCCAGCATCCATGCTCTGGTAAAATCTTTTTTTACCCTGACAAAGAAATAAGCATTGGCAGGAAGCTTCTTTCCCTCAGCACAATTAACTGAAGCAGTGTAATGAGGCTGCGGTTTGCCAGCGCAACTCTTTGCCTTTACGTCTATCTTACGTTTACCAATCTCGTAGTCGTGGGTGTATGTTTTATCACCCACATAAACAGCTTCAGGATACAGTTTTTCAAAGGCAACCTCCCCCAAAAAACCTGTCATTCTTCCTGCCCCTCTCGTAAAGGAGTTGGGCAGCACCCCTAATTCTTCGCTTCGTTCGAACGCTTCTTTTATATTGTCGCTGTTAGGCGTAAAGATTAGCATGCCCTTAGTTCTATGGAACTGAGGGGGCAGCTTCTTGCGTTTCATCCACTACTGGTTCGTTTATTTAATCTGTCCCAAGCAGGAAAAAATACTTCATCCATGCATCGGACTACGGCTTCTTGTTCAAAGGTTTCACAGAAGCCTACTCCAGATATACAAAGACTAGCCTCCATTAACTCGTGCCTCAGTGTTTGCATTATCTGTTGATCTTTTAAATGCTTTGATAAAATTATGACTTTTCTATCGTGACTGTAGTACCCAAACAAACCGTCATCACTTAAATCTTCTTTTAAGATACGAACTGTTTGCCCTGCTACTCGTATAGTTTTGGGAATCCTCATTACACATAAAAATTGTTAATTCCCTTTGCATAAACTTTAGCTAACTTGTCCAAATCAGACATAATCAAGGATACATCACTAGAATTTGATCCGAAGAACGGTTCAGATATTACAGCGTAGCAAGGCGTCTTACGCAAGAACAGTGCTCCTCGTTGCCCTCTTCCTCGCGCCTTAACCCCACGGGAACGCAACGTAGGGTAATACTTATCCATTTGTTCTTTTAGTTTTGTGGCGAGTCTTTTCCCTCCCCTACTAGTCTCCCAATGTAGCCACTCATGTCCTGTAGCTTTGGGGCCAGCAGCGTTAAAATGTAATTCAATACACGCGTCGACATTATCTTCCCTCATTTTACGGGACACATAATTCATTGCCCCTACATAACTACGAGCGTTGTAATCGTCGTATACTTTGTATGGAACTTTGAGCATAGGCGTTATCAAAGGTACAAGTTCTGAATTGAACTTATGCTCACTGATACTGTTAGGCCCTACAGTGTAAGCCCCGTTATCTCCTTCCCTTGAATGTCCTATGGCTAGTCCTATCATTTTTTGTACTTAAAAATTAATCGATAAAGAGATACAGCGGCTACTGCGATTCCTAGTATAAGAGATATCACGCGTAACCAATATTCTATCTGCTCTTGCATAGACGCAGCAATTGCTATCGTTGGAGTTAAAGTCCCAAGAAGGGTGTCGATTAATTTTGAAGAGTTCATTTGCTGCCAATTGTTATAGCTCTTAGGTATGAGTAATGACTGTGAAACTTGTGCCCTTCTCTACCCGTTAGGGTACCTTCAACAAATTGATATTTTTTACCTTCAATCAACGTTATCGTCGGTGGATCGTAAAGTGCGCTCTCGTTCGCGACTGAGTCGTTTGCCCAATCTTTCGATGCGCAGCTTTGCAGCAGGACTACCAATACGGGCAAGCTCATCAATTTCATCTTCAATCTCATCTATATACCGTGTCTTTTTTAGTTCTATTAATCCTACAAAAGCTTCTAAGGCTGCTGTGATTAAACGCATTATGCGCATATTATTTCTGTTTGCTCTTTCCGATATTCAACGCCAGCCATTCGACCACGACATATAGCTTCCGCACAATGCCATCATCTTTAGGTGTGGGAGTTAAAGCACAGATAGCCGATGCCACTGCTACAACCGAAGTTAAAACTCCGACAACTTGCTGTTTGTTTTCAGTAATGAATGTAATAAGGTCTGTCATAATTATAATAAGTTAGGGACGCGTGAGCCAGATCCAGACGGATCGAAGCGAATAGTTGGTTTGGCAGCTCCCCTGTATGCGTCTAATTCTTCTTCAAGAAGCTGCTTGCATATGGCCCAATGATAATTGGCCCGTTCAATATCTGCATTATCCTCAGCAACTGAACCTAACAAGGCGTGTTTGATTGCGTTTAAATTGCTAGGACGAACCACATCGTAAGAATTTACTAGTGGTTTAAATTGTCTTTTAACCAGTAACTTGAGAGTTTGAGATGTTTGCGTCACATCTTTACCTATTCTGTATCTTCTGAATCTAGTTACTGTGTTTGCTTGTTGTATTTCTGCCAGCTCTAACTGCTCTGTCACATTTCCGGCAGCTGTATTTACTTCAAGAGCTTCGACTAATACAGGGTCTGGTAAGTTAGAATCCCCCGTGCGTATTTGAGTTACCGCAGTAAAGGTTTCTCCAGTCGCAGAACTTGACAACATCCCTGCTCCAGCCGTTTCAAAGTTAGTGGTGTACTCAATTGTTTCCGGCGTTGTGCTGTTATTTAAACCCGTAACAGTTATAAAATTATTGCTAGTTCTGGGTATCTGAGTCCTTGGTTTGATAGGTAATACCCTTATTATGTATTCTTTTTCAGGGTTCAACTCGTTAATGGTGGGCACAAACCCATCATCAATTAGCCCATACATACCTAAAGTTGTTCCATCAGTATTTCTTCCAGTCAACCTGTAGTCATGGAACTGTGCTCTAACCTGAGCAGGATCATCTTCAAGCAGTGCCAGAACTACAGATTCTGCTTCAGGTAATGTAAAATCTCCATCGGTTGTTTGTATCGTAGTCTCATAAAGAAGATCACGCCACATGCCCATCCCATACAGACGGGGTAGGATCAAATTAAGCTCCGCTATAAAGCTTGACCCTACGGTTTTATATTTAGACAAGGCTTCTTCTACGCCTGCCACAGTTAAAGTAGCCATACCTCATTGTAATGGCTAACACCGTTAAGGTCAAGTTATCAACTTTATCAAGTCTTTTGATAAGGGACTTGATTACGGGTCTTGGCAATAGTCACATTGACTTGATTCAGGTTCTTTAACCACCTTCAAATTATCGTAAGAACCTGTATATACCTGCTGAGTTCCAGTAGGAGTAACAACATCCACACAGGTAAGCTCTGTAATTGAACTTGTCTGTGTTAAAGAACCGTCATCAGATATTCCAGTTATTTGAACAGCACTCGTAACTCCCACAACTTCACTAGGGCTATCAACATATGTAACACTGGCTGGCGTAGCTTCTAATGCGGCAGAAGTAATCTCATACCCTACGACCCAATAGCATGCTTCACTAGCTCCTGAGTAACCAGTCGTAGATGTTTCCACACAAATTTTAACCCAAGGTAATGTTCTTTCAGATCCATCAGCCCACATCTTGTTATGCGGTGTTCCTTGGATCATATTGGAGTTGGACTGTCCGTCAGCCCAAGCAGTAGTTATTGTTTGAGTTGTGGTGGGGCAGGAAGCAACAGAAACACTAGTAGTTGTAGTGGCAGGAACTGTCGTGAGTGTTAGTGTTTCAACGGGCAAGTCTCCGAAGCAACGAACCAGCCCATCTTCTACAATCCCCACAAACTTATCACCCACTTTGATTGTTTCGTTCTTACGATTACCGTAAATCTCAATAGTGTCCCCATTTGTAGCTACGTTTATCTGAGCAACTCCAGAAACCCTATTATCCCCAGAACAATTTTCTGTTTGTCCTTTACTCGTTAATGTTCGTAAATTTTTAAAGTCATCACTCTCTGTATAGTCTTTGTAAACATTCTCACCTCCACCTACGTTTTTGAGTGCATCATACCCATGTATCCAAAACATAGGGCCACGCTGCCCTTCTAAAGCTCCCATGACTTGGGCTTGTCTACCGTCTACATCTGAATCGAACTGATGCTTTACAAATTTAAAATCCTGTATGAAGCATATGGGGATATTGTATTCTCCATCTTTCCCCACACCCCCAAGACCATCAGGTAAAGTAAAATTAGTAGATGCTGGGACTTCAGTGCCTTCTCCAACTTTTAATACGTAAGGTGAAGGTGCTTCTTCTCCTTCGTTCTCTGCCTCCTCTGTTTTTATGTTCCCGTGATCATCAGTTTTAAACTGAGCATAAACTACACACTCAGCTTGAACTGCTATCTGCAACGGTGTTAGTGGGTATCTCTTTACAGATTCAGCGAGTGGGTGAATTACATACAAGAATGCTTTAGATATACATACAGTTTTATCTTCTTCCTGAAGATTATATGGTTCGTGCTCTTCTCTGAAAGGGATAAACTCTCCGGCAATCCTCTCTCCTTTTTGATCAGAAAAAGGTCTTGCCTGATAAAACTCAGAGTTGCCCTGTTCTATTATTGGGCTTGGGGCGTAATCACTAACCCTAGTTAACTCTGGTTCTTCACCCGTCAAACCCATCTTAGGTCTGTTATATTCTACATTGAACCCTGAATCTGTATCATTATCAGCCATTACATTCCATTAGAAGAGGGTTTATGGACAGTCCATTTTGTCCTGAGATACCCTCCTCTTGCTGGTTCCTGAGTGTCTTTGGCAACATGAGTTTCAGGTATGCTAGACGGGCTAGTTGTTGGAACTGTTTTAGTATATGCGGTATACTTGTATACAGGATCTACTGTTCCTGAAGTGCAGCTAAGTTCACCCCCGTTCATCAAACAAGGAGGTATATTGATTTGAACATATGGGGTTCCGAATGTAAAAGACTGAGGCTCAAAGTTTTGAACTTGAAGACCAGTGAAAGGAGCCGCAGACCAAGAGACAGTAACATCTGTTTGGCACGATCCCCTAAACGATTCGGGATTCATATTATACTCCACGAAGGTTGTATTCTGACCATCGTGTTTCTCCCACGGTATTATCTGAATAGATTCCAATACGGGAGGGAATGAGTGATCCATAGCAGTTGAATAAGCCTGCACAAGGATGTTGCCAACTCCATTTGAGGCAACTCCATCAGGTGCCCCAGCTACTGTTTCTTTTTTTACCACCTCAAACCAATCGGTAGATACTTGCCTGCCCTCCCTGTAAGAAGCTATTCTTCTGGAAGGGGAAGATGATGTATCTCTAGTTTGGGACTTCCAATATCTGGCACCCCCATCACTAACTAAACTCTCAATACTTTGATTAGTAGAAGTATTTGCTTCAGTTATTGTTTCCCCTCTGTAGTGGTAAGAAACTGTTTGAGTTAAGTTATACTGAGATAAGTCATCCCATGCTATTGTTTTTATGGGGGTAGGATCAATGTATGTCCTTTGCTCAACAACAAAAATTCCGTCTAACTCTTTATCACCAATTCGCTTTTGATCGCGAGCCATCAGCACGTAACCTTTGCCCGTGAAGTTAGCTGAAGTTGGTGCAACAGGCATAGCAGTTCCTGCGGCATGAACTGCGGCATCTTCGGTAAATGAAGAACGAAGATCTACATAAGTCCTTACAACGGTATCAAACTTTGTCTGCCCCAAGTTGGCTTGAGAAAATTCAAAGTTATACTCATCTTGTGATTCCCTAGCATTGACGTAAAAGTAAAAGTAAAGCTGACCATTTTGATCAGCTTGTTTCACATGCGCCAATATGTGATTAGGAAACTGCACCTTGTCTGGGTGCGGTGTTCCATAAGCAGGAGGAGTCTTGCCCACCCTCTGAGCATCTACAGTTTCGTAGAACAGAAGGTCTTGTACGTTCGGAGATACGAACGTTAAAACAGTCTGCCGCTGAGGGCTGGGCTGGTTCCTCTGTACAGGCATTACTCTGCTACTTCTTCAACTTCAACTGGGGCAGGAGCATCTTCTTCCTCAGAAGGAACGGGGTCATCTGCAAATTTCTCAGCAAGATATCCTGCGGCACCTGAAATCGCAAGCCCACCCTCTGTTGGATGCTTGACTGCGAGGTTGATTAGATTGATGAGCACTCGTCTTTCGTCGGCGTTTAGTTCGATTGTTTTAGTATCCATATGGGTTCAAACTAGGGTTGATAGGTAAATTTTTCAAGGTTTTTAAACGAAAAAAGATTTTAGGTGGCCTACGCGTAACTTAGGCACTACCAAAGGCTTAATACCTGTAGCATCATAGCAGTTGCGGCAGAAGCTTACATCTTCAAAAGACATGTCTTTTATGTCCATTTTAGCTCCTCCGTTTGGGTTTTTGCACCCTTTTATCTCTACAGGATTAAGAGGGTAGTAGGGATACTCCATCTCTTCATAAATAGATCTGTGGACTTTGGTAAAACCAAACCCACACCAGTCTACTTTAATTAGCTTTGAGGGAGACTCTTGTGCTTTTTTCTCCATAAAATCTCCAGACAAAAAGGGCATGTGTAAATGTTTACGGAAGTAATCCTCGTCCCACTTACCTACCATTGCTGTATCCGATCCATCACTCTTATACCAACCCGTTACAAATTTGTGTTTAGGATCTATTCGATGCAAATACTCTATTTGATCTATTGAAAATTGAATATCGGAATCAATCCAAAATAACCATTCTGCTTCAATTGGTCTTGTGTCGTAGTTGCCCCTACCTCCTGTAGCTAAGAAATTTCTAGCAAAATTCAAAAACAAACCATTGCAAGTAAATATCTGTGAGTTGTTCTTCGCGCACCAAGAATGAAGATCTAGGTATTGTTCGAACAACTTACCATGTATACCTCTATGGTCTATAGGTATTAGAAATACTGTGTTAAGCATTAGCAAGGGACTCAATATAAGCAACTGACCCGACTTCAGGTTCGGGGGCTTCAATTACTTCAGCCTCTTCAGGTTCTTCAATATCAACCTCTATTGCAAGCTTATCAATATCTTTTCTTTCTCCATAAACAACGTAGAAATAATTCAAAGGTTCATCGGTATTTGACCCCACAACAACATCTCCGTTGGACTCCACAGAATCAACAAACAAACATTGATTGGCTCCAATAGCCGTAAGTTCTACTGTCATGGAATCAAGGTCTACCAGCCCACCCCAATAATCCGGCATAGTTATAGTGTTGGAGGTGCTCTTACCTCGGAAGTATACACCAATCTCTGGCCCCTCAAGAGAGGCATGTACAAGCTGCTTGTTCTCTTTGGTTGGGTGATCAATTACAAAACTCTTATACGAGCCTTGAATACTACCATTAACTTGTAGTGCGTAGTAACCCGATACAGAACTGGTTCCTATACCTACGTTGCCTTGGATAAGCATTCCGTTAGTAGGAGCCGTAGCTGAAGTATAACTGGCTCCGATAGCTACACCCCCATTAACTGCGAGTTTGCTACTTAGAGAAGTAGTCCCCACACCCAGTCTACCTGCGCTGGTGATCGTTACACCGCCGCTGGCAGAACTTGTGCCGCCGTTTGGCCTGAACCTAAAACCTTTACTACTAGAAGCAGCAAAATACATGTGGTCTGTACGCTTGGCAAATATCCTGTGATGACCATTGGTTAAGTTTGTTGTTCCGATTCCAAATGATCCATAGTCTCCTCCGAAAGTGCCATCGACATCAATCTTACTGTTGGCATCAGTGATAGTGACATCAGCTAAGGAAGCGTTGCTTCCTGATTTGTAAAATGTAGAAGCATGATACCCATCTAGTTTATCCGCATCTAATCCAGAGCTACTGCCGTCAACGGTCTTGATCGCGGTAAGAATCTCACTAGCAGTCTGATCTCCTTTAGCTCCGCTTTCAATCCCATCTAACTTATTCTTGAGTGTTGTGGTAAAATTCTTTTGAGTAAGTCCTCCGTCTCCTACTGAGTAAGTTGTATTCGTATCTGACCAAGGGACATGCACGTACATCTTCTCGTTAGAAAGTTCGACTGGGTAGTACTTACCATTCTCCGGATACCCAATCTTTACACCTCCTCGTGTAGATGAAGATGCCACGGGTAACGAATAGTTATTTGCGTTAGATGCAATACCATCTAACTTAGACTTTAAAGCACTGGTGAAGTTTCTTTCAGTTAGTCCATTGTCTCCTACTGAGTAAGTAGTGTTAGTGTCTGTATTGATGCTGTCTTGCAGATTATCTAAAGTCATGTATTTCCACTCGGAACCAGATTCGTCCCAAAGGAAAATTTTATCCGTAGTAGCATCAGTGGACTCATTCAACTCGCTTAGAGCTTCTGGGTCATACTTACTATGGAAAGACATAGCGCCTAATCCATCTAGACCTTTGTTTACAAGCTCTTGTATCGAAGGTTCGTTACCATTGACTTCTTCAAAACGTGGCCCATAGAAGTCTATAGAAGTATTTTGATCAACGCTGTAGTATAAGTAAGTTCTATGTTGCTGAATGGTAGAACCATTCTTCATCATGAATTCGTTTGCACCGAAAACTTTTTTACCTGTTGTGCAGTCGTAAATTCCCCCCTGCCCACTCGTTGTAGCTCCTGATGACTGATATGGCTGGATGTATCCTATAGATACATACCACCTATCTTGGACGAAGCTACTGTAACTCTGAGATTTAAAGTATGGGTTACTATTAACGGATCCATTAATATTTAAAGTGTGGCTTCCACTACAACCGTGATAAAAGGTTCCACTATTTGAATCATCCGTTGGTCTAAAATAAATAACAGACCTATACCCTTTAGTCGAATCAACCCCATTGATAGTGCAGTTCCAGCCACCATCAGCATCACTCGATGCATCATTAGATGGAGTCTGCCACACGACACCTTTTGCCCCGTTTGGCAAAGTTTCTACAGACCTAGTGTTTTCAGCTTCTGCTCCATTTTGACCATAGTCACCATTGAAGTTGAAGGGAGCCGTTCCAATACTACTCCAACCACTTGGGGCAGATCCACTAGTATCTCCTGACCACCCGTAGGTATTCATATAGTTACCTTGAACGCCTAATGTCTTGAAGTGATTAGTAACTTCACTCTCTGTATAATAACGTGAATCTAAGTTGGTACTACTTAACCCAGTTACGTGACCAAAAGTATCAAGAGTAACGTCTTGGATGACTGAGCCATTACTATTGTTAATAGATGACTGCGAAGATGTATCAGAGTGACTAAACGTAGTGCTAGATAAATTTAATCCTGATCCAGCAGCGTAGGTTGTATTGGTATTTGTGTCTGTCCAAGGAACGTTGACATACATCTTCTCAGATGAAAGCTCGACGGGGTAGTTCTTTCCGTTCTCGGAATACCCAACCTTAACACCACCTCTAGTAGAAGAAGAGGCAAGTGGTAGCGAGTAGTTGTTCGCACTGGCAGCAATACCATTTAACTTACTTTTAAGTGCGTCCGTAAAATTGTTTTGAGTAAGTCCACCATCCCCTACCGAATAAGTTGTATTAGTATCAACCCAAGGAACGTTGACATACATCTTCTCAGATGAAAGTTCGACGGGGTAGTTCTTTCCGTTCTCGGAATACCCAATCTTAACACCACCTCTAGTAGAAGAAGAAGCGAGTGGAAGAGAGTAGTTGTTAGCATTAGTAGCTCCAGTGTATCCAAGATCTGCGAGTGTCAACGTACGTGTGGAGTGTGATTGAATCACACCGTCTGTCATATTCAACTGGTCAATAACAGTAGAGCCAGATGTGTTTATGTCAGAGTCTGTGCCAATTACTTGATTAAAAGAAGATGCATGTAGCCCATCAAGTTTATCCGCATCTAATCCAGAACCAGATCCATCGTTATTGCTATGCCAAACATTGTAGCCTAAGACAGAAAGATTGCTTCCATCCCATTTTAATTCTTTCCTATTACTCCAAGCTGTATTGTTACTAGGAAATGCATAAGCAATGAATCCACCTTCTGCTCCAACAAAAACGGTTTCCCCTGAATTGTTGATATTAGAATTTAATACTGTTGATGTGTCTCCACCTGCAATTATAACGGCATCGTCATGACCAATCGTGATAGCACCATTAGCAGTCATCCTCTGAAGGATAGCTTGCCCATCGACAGACAGAATGGTTCCAGTGTCAGGGGTGTAGTTTAATGTTCCTGAGAAATCATCGTTTGCATTACTTCTCAAAAATGCAGAACTATCAATACCATCAAGAAGGTTTGAATCAGCAGCTTTAGCACTTACTCCTAACTTGCCCGAAAGTGCGGAAGTTATTGAAGAAGCATAACTTGAATTATCATCAATTGCTGCTGCCAGCTCGTTAAGAGTATTTAGGGCTGCTGGAGCACCATCAACCAAATTGTTTATCTGTGTCGTAACATACGATTGAGTAGCGTAACTAGGATTACTAGACGGAACCCAAGTAGGCGTTACATCTGCACCAGCGGCAATTCCATCTAATTTATTTTTAAGAGTGGTAGTGAAATTCTTTTGAGTAAGTCCACCATCTCCTACTGAGTAAGTTGTATTAGTATCAACCCAAGGAACGTTGACAAACATCTGCTCAGATGAAAGTTCGACGGGGTAGTTCTTGCCATTCTCAGTATATCCAACCTTAACACCTCCTCTTGTAGAAGAAGTGGCAAGTGGTAGCGAGTAATTGTTTGCGTTAGCAGCAATGCCGTCCAGCTTTGAACCATCAGAAGCAACGTCTCTGCCATCTACATTCCCAGATATAATTATATTACCACCTACAGTAATATTACCACTGCTCTGGTAAGTCCCAGAAGTGTGCGTAAGTTTTCGTTGTGATGAAGTTACAGTAGCCATATTAGTGTCTTAGTCGTTTGCGATTAACTTTAAATTTAATATTAGAATCTTTTGCTGCTGCGTGTAGAGATTGAAAAGAAACCACCATATCACCATTATAACCCGTATAATATGGGGCTTTATCTGGGTGACCTGTGCAGACTAACTTAACTCGCAGTTGATTTCCAGTAGTAGAAAAAACGTGGGAAGTTTCAGAGTCTTTATCATAAGTCTCCCAAGAACTCCCATTATTGTTGGATACATATATGGTAGCAGTACACCCCGATGGTGTGTGCAAATTAAAAGTATTTGTTACGAAAACTTGATCGATGTTAGCAGAATTTTCTAAAGTGAAAGTTCCCCATACACCTTCCCAGTTACCAATAAGCTCACGAGGTTTATCGTTTTCTTCCCAAATTTTAAACGAATGCCCATCAGCTCCATAACCCATTTGAACCCAATACTTTGTTCCATTAGCAGAAGACATTAAGACTGCTCCACTTCCGTAGTCACTACGATAAGAACTCCCACGACCTCCTGTCGAAGTGTCCTCAGTAAGACTGTCTCTCCTTCTAAAGGAATGAACCTTATTATTATCAGTATCAAGGAAGCCACCCATCTGCGCCCAACCCCTATCTCCGTGAATTGGTATGTGGTTAGGATAGCTAGGCAGCTTATCCATAGGGGTTCCAGAAGTCTTTTGATACTTTGTTCCAAATCGTAATAGTGCGTCTGTGAAAGCGATGTTATTAGAATCGTTAAAACTTACTTGGTTGTGAACGGTTGGAGCACTCCCACTCATACATGGCGTTATGTCAACATCAACTGCTTTAGTGTTACATCCTATCCAAAACCTATTTGGAGTGTTTACTGGATCAGGGCAAAAGAACCCTTGTTCATAACCATCGTCACCAACACCTGTGTCGCCTAAATCACACCAAACTAACTTTGGTGATGCAGTAGATGCATCTTCTACGACAATAAAATTAGAATTGTAATACGCAGCATATATAACTCTGTCATTTATCTCGTCATAAAAAAGCCAATGCCTGTATCCAGACCTATCTATCGTAGCTGTCCCTGATTTTAAATCTCCTGTGCCAGAACTGTTACCTAAAATTTGTTCTGTACCCGAATTGAGACTTCTTCTACAGACTCGTCTTGCATGCCTGTTATCGTACTCACCCACATATATCCATTCCCCTGCTGCAACCAGCCCTGAAGTATAGTACAGCCCTGCACTGCTAATATTTAATCCGCTGCTACCTGCACCGCCTATAAATCTTTGAGGATTGCTATGTGTAGGTCTTGCATCTTTGACAAAAGTAGAACCACCATTTAAACATCCACTATAATCAAAGGTGGTATAACCATCCACATTATAGGTCATCACCACTCCTAGCTTATTAGTTGTATCTATAGCTATACTTTGAAGATGATTATAAGTACTAGAAGTATCTCTATATAAAAAATTATTATCTTGGAAGATTCTTGTCATACTTCCATCATTATTTAATCGTCTTACCGCAAACCCATCTCCCCAACCTACTGTAAATAAAAGATCTCCATCTATCTCATATCCATTGGGAAATCCTATCACTCTATCTCCTCCGTCATACTGACCACTACTTGAGCTAACATGGGTATTGCTCAAACCACCCTTATGAACAGGGCCAATTGCTTTCTGACCAGAATAATCGTTTTGCCCAGCCCCAGTAATACTAATTAGATTAGCTCTAGATAATGATGCAGCTTTAAATTTAGACATTTTCTAATTCCTCTATCTTAGTTTTCGCTTCTTCCACAGCATCCCGACACAGTTTAATTAAGGTATCGTCTTCCCCTCTTTCTACTTCAAACTCATAGTCTTCTGTCCTTTCGGATAGAACATGCTTCCAATAATCTAGGTCTTCCATTTTATGCGATTGTGGTTTCCACCCAGAACTGGTGGTAATTGTTATTGTTATTCCCACTTATCTGGTAAACAAAGTTAGTGTTCATACCAGAGTAAACCTCTGTAGCAGAACTCCTTGATAAGCTACCTTGAGAAGCGTGTTCGTGTTTGAAAACTTTATATGCTGTGACAAATCGAGCATTAGAACTAGGTGGATTCCACTGGATATGGAAGGCACAGTTCATAGGCACAACACTCATGTTAGTAGGCTCTGCACTAGATACAGTATAGGAAGTGCTACTTGTTGCCGCACTAGAAACGTTGCCCAATTTCTTGGCGTATACTCTATATGCTTGTGTCCCTGTCTCCGTAAATGAGTTGTCAATGACACTCATAGTAGATGAAAAATCATCAGGAGATATGACAGAAATTAATCCAAAATCACTGCCATCAACAGAACTGTAAACTAGATACTCATCTACACTACTTGTAGAAGATTGAGTGAATGAAATGTCTATAGTTTCACCTACAACAGAAACGTTAACGCTGGCTGGGGCAAGGGGTGCCGCAATGCTAGAACTAGTTAAATAGTTGGGATTACTGGAAGGAACCCAAGAGGGGGTCACATCTGCATTAGCGGTAATCCCATCTAATTTATTTTTAAGTGTAGTAGTAAAATTCTTTTGGGTAAGTCCACCATCTCCTACTGAGTAAGTTGTATTCGTGTCAACCCAAGGAACGTTGACAAACATCTGCTCAGATGAAAGTTCGACGGGGTAGTTCTTGCCATTCTCAGTATATCCAACCTTAACACCACCTCTTGTAGAAGAAGTGGCAAGTGGTAGTGAGTAATTATTAGCGTTATTCGCAATACCATCTAACTTACTTTTAAGTGTGTCGGTAAAATTGTTTTCAGTAAGTCCACCATCTCCTACTGAGTAAGTTGTATTAGTGTCAACCCAAGGGACGTTGACAAACATCTGTTCCGAAGAAACTTCGACGGGATAATTCTGGCCGTTTTCAGTATAGCCAATCTTAAAACCACCTCTGGTAGAACTAGATCCTGCTGGTAACGAGTAGTTGTTCGCGTTAGCAGCAATGCCATCTAGCTTCGACCCATCAGTAGCTACGTCCCTGCCATCTACGGTTCCTCCTAGTGTAATGTTATTACCTACATCTAAATTTCCAGCAGACGATAACGTCATTGCCGTACCATCTACTGAGTTGATGAACTGGAAACCATTACCTGTTAACCCAGTTGTGGCTTTCCATGTTCCACCATAGTTTCGGAACTCTGATGTATCCGCAGTGTATACATTTCCTCCAGAGAAAATACCCGCTGAACCAATGTAACCTCTTGATGCTCCATCGACAGAAAACCTTAACTTACCTGAAGTTGCAAATAATCCTGAGTTATGAGAAGCAAATCTAAGACTTGGGGCATTGGAAGCACCATCAGGTATGGTTAAAACTCCAGTTAGGGTTCCACCAGACAGAGGAAGTTTGGTAGCAATGCTGTTGGTAACCGTAGTGGAGAAGTTAGCGTCATCTCCCAAAGCTGCTGCTAACTCATTGAGTGTATCAAGAGTAGAAGGAGCAGAATCAACTAAGTTGCTAATTTGCGTCCCAACGTATGATTGAGTAGCGTAGCTAGGGTCGCTGGATGGAACCCAAGTAGGTGTCACATCTGCATTAGCGGTAATTCCATCTAACTTATCTTTAAGGGCAGTAGTAAAATTCTTTTGAGTTAGTCCACCATCTCCTACTGAGTAAGTTGTATTAGTGTCAACCCAAGGGACGTTGACAAACATCTGTTCCGAATCGAGTTCGACTGGGTAGTTCTTACCATTCTCAGTATATCCAATCTTAACACCTCCTCTAGTGGTAGCATCTGATAATGGTAATGAGTAGTTGTTCGCGTTATCGTCGACACCTTCTAACTTACTTTTAAGTGCGTCAGTAAAGTTGTTTTGAGTTAGCCCACCATCTCCTACTGAGTAAGTTGTATTAGTGTCAACCCAAGGAACGTTGACAAACATCTGTTCCGAATCGAGTTCGACTGGGTAGTTCTTACCATTCTCAGTATATCCAATCTTAACACCTCCTCTAGTGGTACCATCTGATAATGGTAATGAGTAGTTGTTCGCGTTATCGTCGACACCTTCTAACTTACTTTTAAGTGCGTCAGTAAAGTTGTTTTGAGTTAGCCCA